TAATCTAATAATTTTAGCGTTTGCCTCACCAATTAGAACTCGTACAGCATTTCGAGAAGTAATTGCAGCATCAATTACTGCTTGATTAGTAGATGTATTAATGATGTCAGAGTAACGTTTTACATTTGCTTCTTGAACTTTAATTATTTCTTGTTGGGTTTTGATGTCTTTTTCGTAACCTTCAATTTGTTTTTTGTAGGTATTGATAGTTGCTTGTTTTGCTGCAGCAGAAATTTGTTTTTGTCGTGCGTTTTGTGGGGCCCTAACCTCTGAAGGACTTGGGTATCCTTTACCTGTCCATGTCCAGCCTGCCATTATGAACCACCCATCATTGATATCTCTTTGTCATGGTCAAGGTAGTCCTTAACCTTTTTAGCAAAACGCAGTGCCTCTTGGTCTGTGGCTTGATCAAATTTAATTGTGACGTTTACTGTCTTGTTTCCTGACTGCAATTGAGTTGGCATAGAGGCTCCATAACCAGAGTCCCCACCACCAATGTTTAATTTCTTCGAGGTATTAACCCAGGCATCACTCCATTTAGTTCCGCCCTTTGAGATGTCGTATGCAATACGTGAATTGATTGCTGGATCATAAAGACTCTCTGGGCCTGTGTATCCGATTCCTGCATATTCTTTTAAGTAATTTGCGTTACGTCGTTTTCCTAAATCACCAATCATATTGACTTGGAATAACCCTAGGGAGTAGTCACCTGTTTTTGCGTTAGGGTTTAAAGCACCTGGTCGTCCACCTGATTCAGCACGGGCTACACGGAAGGCTGTCTCTAAAGAAGATCCGCTAAACCCCGCACTAGAAAGAACGCTAATAAGATCTGAGTTGCTTAAAGCACCCTTACCAACAGGACCATCAATAGACATTGTCGCACCTATTGAGTTGCTTGCAGCACCCGTACCTAGTAGTTCACTACTTGATGGAGTTACAACTGCGCTTGCGTATTGCATACCAAGGATAGAAGAGGCACCTGTATAGCCAGCAGGATCTACTGGATTGTTTTTTCCCTTACGTAGTTCAAAGTGTAAGTGAGGACCAGTGGAATTTCCAGTAGATCCAGACTTACCAATACGTTGACCCGCCTTTATAACGTCTCCTGCTTTTACGTCTTTAGAACTAAGATGGCCGTAGATGCTCTGCATACCGTCTGCATGCTCAAGCATGACTGCTGTTCCATAACCTGCATCCAAACTTTCGGTAGATACAATCCCATCTTTCCAAGAAATAACTGGAGTACCTTCTGGTACTGCGTAGTCTGTTCCCTTGTGGGAGTTGTTTGTTCCAGACCACATACTTCCTTTATCGCCATAACCAGCGGTTACTCCTCCTGCAACTGGTGAACCCCCCGTTGATCCGCCAATTCCAAATCCAGCACCGTAACCAGTTCGACCTCCACCTCCTGGTTTTAGTTTCATAATCGCACTAACAATACTGCTAATACCACTAGAGAATAGTGATGCAGTTACTGCAATTCCAGCACCAACATTTGTAGCACCGACTCCTCCAATAAAACCCTTTAATTGTGCAAGGGGTTGAATAGTGTTTTCAAGAACACGGTTAAATGCCTCTACTGTATCCGCAGCATTCTCAAAGCCTTTGATCATTGACTCTTCGCCTTTAGTCATCAACGATGTTTGAGAGGCATTCATTCGTCCTTGAGTAGTAAGCATGGTGTTTGAATTTTTATCTGTGCCTTGTTCGTTTCCACGCTTTTTAAGGTCAGGGTCTCTACCAGCAGAAAGGTCAACCATTGCTTGAAATAGAATTTCTTGTTGTGCAGGATCAAATCCCATTGTCTTTAAGTTTGCACCTAGTGAACCACGCTGGTACGACTCACGTACTTGTTGAGTAGTTGCTTTTCCTCCACCCATAACATTCATTAATTCTTTTGCAAGTTGCCCTGGAGTTTTTTCTTTTCCAGAAGCAGTACGTGTGTTAATACCGTATTGGTAAAGGTTTGCTCCCATTTGTCCTGATTGGAATCCAGCAATAGCCTGTGTTGCTACAGCATTGTCCATACCTAGGTATTTATAAGCACCACCAATTTGACCTGCTGCTTGTGTGTAGTTTGCACTTCCTGGTGTGTATCCACGACCAGCAAGGCCTGCGGCAACAATCGCATCAGAGCCAACGCTAGAGACTCCTCCACCCATTGCACTAAAGGTGGCACGTTCTAACTGGTTGCGGCTAATTCCTGGTGACTTTAATCCCGCTTGGTAGTAACCCATTGCACGACCCATAGTCAATCCTAGGTCAGGAGTTGCAGCATAGGCACCAGCAGGCAGTGCCATAAACATCTTTGCAATACCACCGTACTTTTGAAGTTTTGCAATGTTTGGATCTTCTGGTCCTTCTTTAGCAAAATCTGTCTTGCCCTTAGAAATAGAGTTTCCTCCGCCAGCAGGAGACATACCTGTTGGAGTAGGAGGCTGTGTAAACCGTGCATTGTCTGTTCCTACACCAGGGCGAGTAGAGCCCTGCATTAGTCCCATAGAACCGCCAGAAGAATTTATGGCTCCGTTTGCATTCTTAAATGCCTTACCAGCAATTGCATTTAATTTTTCAATGGACTTATAGAGAGACTCAACCTCTTTGTTTAAACCGCGGGTCTCTGTAGTCAGCGACTTGATGTTCGCAACCATCTTGTTAGCCATGACTACCCCTTTCTACTGGTTTGGCTGGCTATCTCTAGCCAGTTGTCTCGTTCTCTAACTGACAAAGACTTGATCTCTGTCAGTGTCCATCCTCTGTACTCGTTAGTTAAGACCGACCATTCCGCAAGTAAATGCGGGTATGGGGTAACGCTAGAAGCGAAACAAGGTCCCGAAATTAACGGGAACAGATACCTCACTTTCGCAGTCAGGGCATGTCACCTTGACCACATCGAACTGAGGACCACATAGACGCTTATTGATTGCCTCACTAATAGTGCGACGATCTACAAGCCCCAAATTCTGTACCTGCATCTTGCTTAGTACTGGTGAATCATCAATCTTCATTACTGTGTTCTCTAACATAATTGTTGTTAGTTCTGCTGATGTCTTGTCAGAGTTCTGCAACATCTCTTTTTGTGTAATGCCTGTAGGAAGTTGAACTGTGAATGTGCGGTTCTTTCCTTGTACAGTAAAGACTCGATCATTCATTGGGTCCATCAGAGCCTTGACTGTAATGTCTGTATCAAGATCAACCTGTACTGTCTTCATCTCTTCGCAGCCTTCGCAGTAGCCACCAATGTCAGCGGTCTTACCAAAGGTTGCTTTAAGAATTCCTAGAACTAACATGTCTCTGTCACCAGAGAGTAGTTGGTCTAGTAACTTCTCATCTGCCTTCTGATTACCAACACGTACTGTTCCACGATGAAGAATTGTAAGGATTGCTTTACCGATGTTTGCAGTACGAGCAATCGCTTCCTCATCAGAGCCATTGAGTTCACGGACCTCGGCCTCTGTGATGATCTCCCCAGTGGCTGTTAAATAGCCACCAGGGAGAGTCACTACAGTGTCCGAAGGAGGTGTGATCTTTACTTCTTGCTGTACTGGCGCTTCAGCCAATGCAGAGTTAATCAAGTTATTTGCCAATGCGGGATTAGCCGCTGCACTAATTGTTTTCGTCATGTTAGTCCTTTGTTAGAATGTAGGGGCTGATGCTGTGTAGTTTCCTGCCCAGTTAACATCAAAGCCTTCGTGCACGAGTGTCATCTGCTCTACGAATAGAGCGTTGTCACCTGCGTTGAGGTCTGAGTATGCAACTGAAGTAGGCCATGCGTTGTATACCTTAAAGCGCATCGCTACGTGATCGTTCGATGTTTCTGTTGTGTCGTTTGCGTTTGGTGATCCAGGGATTGGATGTGATAGCACAGCAATCTCTAGGTCACAACGGAAGTTCTGGTCTACGCCACGAGTAGTATTTCCCGCAGTTACTGTTGCGAACAAGTTACGCATCCAGTCCCAGTTCTGACGTGTTCCCAATAGGACACCACGTTGAAGTGTAAGAGGTGTGAAGGTTGTCTGACCAGGAATCTGGTGGACGGTGGTGTTGTATCCGCCTTCACGGTAAGGGATAGAGTCAGTAGCAACCGACAATCCCGACACAGAAGTAAACCCAATAGTTGCTTGAGTTAGGCCAATGCTGTTTTGAGCAAAGTCTCCATGTGGTTGAAACGTAACTAAAAATCTAAAGTTACGTAATGGATCGGTCAATAGTGTTGACCGATTGTTAATTACTGCCATTTATTTTTCTCCTTCGCTTTAGTTCAGCGTCTTTTGGCTGAGGTCGATGACAATGAACTCTGCTGGGTATTGCAACGCAACACCAACCTGGATATGGACTTCGCCATTGGCGATTTGTTGTGCACTGTTGTTCTCAGCATCACACTTAACAAAGTAAGCCTGTGTTGGAGTTGTGCCACGTAGACCGCCCTGGTTCTTGTATTCGCCAAGGAAGTTATTGAGGACTGTGCGGATTTGTGCCCACAGTTTTTCCTCATTGTTTTCAAAGAGAGCAAACTCAGTGAGGTTCTTGAGGTTCTTGCGGATGTAGATAAGAGAGCGACGCATGTTGACATACTTGTTAGCAGTGCCATCTTGCTTCAATGTGCGAGCACCCATAACAGAAAGACCAGCGCCAGGAATCTGACGGATTGGGTTTACTGGTGATGTGCTTGCGTTCATTGTGTCGAGTTCTGTAGATGAGAATGACTTCTCTACAGCAACAATTCCCTGGATTGCTGAACCAATACCTGCTGGAGCCTTGAAGACTCCACGGCTTGCATCAGTTGCAAGGTATAGACCTACTACAGCACCTGCTGGACTAATCTTGCGAAGTGCTCCTGCACCGCGACCCAAAGGATCAGCGATGTATACGTGTGGGTAGTAGACAGCAGCGTTGCTTGAGTCTGTAAGAGAAGCAGCAAATGAGACTGCGTTTGCCACAGTTAAATCTGGGTCAGTATCAACAACAACAAATCCATTGTTGTTTTCTGCCCATGAAGTTGCTGCGTCAAATACTCCTGCAACACCTGTTGCAAGTGCGTTTACTGTAGGTAAAAAGAATACAAGTGGACGATCCAAGGATGTAAAGTCTTCAAAGACAGCAGATGCTGTTCCTTTGTAGGCTGTGTAATCAGTTGCTACTGGAGTAGTTCCATTTGATCCACCTGTTAAAGGGTAGGTAGTAGAGACTGGGACACCAGAAGCACTACTTGAGAGTCTGATGTTTGGTGATACTAGGTTGATTACTGTCTCTGCAAAATCGCTAGATGTTGAATCGTTAAATACAACATTCTCGTAGCGCTCTAGAAGGATATCATCAGTAATATTGTTTGCTACACCTGACTCTTTGTAGACAGTTAGTGTGTAAGTTGAAGCAACTGAACCAGCAGTGATAACAACACGTAGGTTGTTTCCATCTAATCCAGCGTTCTTTGATGTGACAGTAGCAACAACAAGACTTCCTGATGTAAGGATGTTTACTGAGGCTGCATCTGCGTTTGCTGCAAGAATGCGCTTGACGTAGAGTTCACGTCCACCGTTTGCAAAGAATGATCCAACTTGAAATGATGCTGGGTATGAGGCGTTGTAGCCTCCAAAGTTCTTAGTAAATTCATACCAAGATGAAACAAGCGTTACGGCTTCTGGGCCTTGTGCAAAAGGTGCAACAACAGCGCCAGCAGCGTTAGCAGTGACACCACCTGTGAGTGGTGCTGGTAGTAGGCGTTCACTGATGTAAACACCTGGGCGGCTATATGCCATTTTTTCTCCTAACTAGTTGGGTAAGGGTTCCTTATGGTGTCGTTATTGTGATCGGATCTACAGCAGTAAACTCGCCACGACCAATGATTTGGCTGCCAGTTGTGCCTGTAACGTTGAGTTCTTGGACCTTGTATAGTTTATTGAATGTGGTTGGAGCAATCTCACTAGAGATACGCACCGTGATAGCGTTTACGAATAGACGCTTTCCTTGCTCTGTAATATCTCGTTTAGAGATATCAAGAACATCCAGACGACGTGCAGTTCCAAATTGGGTATCTGGCCCAACGTTAAGAACTGCAAATCGAAGTGGAATCTTTGTGTACAGCAACTGCGCCAGGATCTGACGATCATGACGGGGCTGACGTGCATAGGTAGTAATTTGATAATCAATATTTACTGGGATTGGAAAATCCATATCTTTATCGTGTAGGTCTGTATTCCAGTTAACACCTGTTGCGATAGTGTCTGGGTCTGCATAGTAGGAGGGGCTTACTCGTCCACGATGTGCACGATCAAATGCCTCTGCAATATCGATCATGTCAATTGTAATGTAGGGGTATGACTGAGTTCTAATTTCCTGATCAGGTTGACCAAACCACACGCCTACCTTGCGTTGTGGTCCATCTTCAGTAACTGACTTCTGGTCAGTGACATACATGTCCTTTAGAAGATTGCGGAGTGCATCATCTTCCTCTAGTAAAAAACTCATAGGTGAGCCTCCAGATGCTTGAAGAGGCGGTTAACTAAGAAGTTTTCTGCTTCAGCAGTTCTGTTTGCTGTATGACGAATTGCCCCAGTCGGTTGTCTATCAGGGGTTCCATACTCATGGTCGAGTGCTTCGGCGTGATGAGTCTCATGCACATTAGCCTCAAAGCCATTCTTGCTATAGGAGACGTTCATGCCGCTCACGACGTGTGCTGGCCATCCAGTTGCCTTGGCTTCTGCACGAGTATGCGCTCCTACAAGTCGAGAAGTCTCGTGACTTGCTTTGTGGATTGCGTTAAGGACGTGGTCTTTATTCACTTCTTTTTCCTGGCTTTCGCAACGGATTTGCCAGCAACTTTTCCACCGACGTAGCCTGCGATAAGACCAGTAATAATTGGTTGTTTGTCTTTAGGACGACCGCCGAACATGCCACGCATGAAGTTCTCGACTTCGTCT